CCAGCTCAAATACCAATTTTTGAAGGACAGCACCATGAGCGTTAGAAAAATATTAGGTCCTCCAGGCACAGGTAAGACCACGACTTTAATAAATTACGTAAAGACTTTTAAAAAATTAGGAACACCAATAGATAAGATTGGTTACTTTGCTTTTACAAAAAAAGCTGCAAACGAGGCTATAGATAGAATGTTACAAACATACCCAGAACTACAAAGAAAAAATTTAAAACATTTTAGAACACTGCATTCACTAGCATTTGATAGGCTGGGTTTAAAAAAAGCACAGGTTATGCAGGACGAACACTACGAAGACATAGGTAGAAAATTAGGTATAGAAGTTACCGTTTATTCTAATGGAGAAGAGAAGACAGGATTTATAGACTCAGACAGTGAGTATTTTAATATAATAAATGCTGCTAGAATTAAAAACTTAGAACCGGAAGAAGAGTATAATACAGATATGTACTCATCTGACATAGATAAACACATGCTTCAAATATTAAAAAACGAAGTAGATAATTACAAAGATGCTTACAAGCTAATTGACTTTACCGACATGATTGAAAAATTTATTGTGTCAGAATTGTGTCCGAAATATGATGTAGTATTCATTGATGAGGCACAAGATTTATCGCCAATACAGTGGCGTATGTATGACATTTTAAAAAATAATTCTAAACATGTTATATTGGCAGGTGATGATGATCAAGCCATTTATGGGTGGGCAGGTGCAGATGTAAAAAGATTTCAAGATGAACCAGCAAAAAGTATAGTGTTGCCTATATCATACAGGGTTCCGCAATGTGTCCAAGAATTAGCAAATAAAATATTAAATAGAATACCTGATGAAAGACGTATTAAAAAGAATTGGTTGCCAAGAGAGAGGTGGATGCAAGAAAGTGTTGAGCATATTACATCAATAGAAGACGCAGGGTTATGGTCTGGTGACTGGTTAGTTCTTGCAAGAACTAACGATAAACTTTTAAAATTAAAACCAGCCTTAAAGGATATGGGTATTTATTTTGAAATAAAAGATAAAAAGAGTTATAAAGTTAGATTGTATACAGCAATAAAAAATTACACCAGGTGGACTAACGGAGACAAACTATCTTTGTCTGAGTGCAGAGATTTATTTGAGTTTTTAGAATTAGAATGGGTTATGAAAGATGAACGATTGTATGATTTATCTGAGTTTGGTTTTACAATGGATCAAAAATGGTATGAAGTATTTAAAGCAGATCCAGAGGAATGTCTATACATTAGAGAGATGTTGCGTAACGATGAAAATTTAAACAGTCCAGCACGTGTAAAATTATCTACAATACATGCAGCAAAAGGTGGCGAAGCAACAAACGTATTATTGATCTTAGATAACACTAAAAAAATAAGAGAAGCAGTTGAAAAAAGCGAAGACAAATCTGATGAAGAGCATCGAGTTTGGTATGTCGGTGTTACACGTACAAAACAAAATTTATATATACTAATGGCTAAACAGGAGGACAAAGGTTATGACATCGAAGGACTTATTTAAAGGAACAATTTACAATTCATTAGAAGATCAGATCGGCGGGAAACACTACCGGTCTATGAAAATTCAGCCAGCAGAGTTTATAAATGAAAACAAATTGCTTTTTGCGGAGGGCAATGCTATAAAATATATATGTAGACACCAGTCGAAAGGAAAAGAGGAAGACATAAAAAAAGCGATGCATTATCTTGAAATGATATTAGAAAGGGACTATTCGTGAAAATTCCTAAGTTCGAAGCACAAACAGAATGGGTAAAACCCACCGAGTTTCCTGACCTACGTCAAGTTGACGAGATTGCAATTGACTTAGAGACAAGAGATCCTGACTTAATTAAAAAAGGATCTGGTGCTGTAATTGGTAATGGTGAAGTTATAGGTATCGCTGTTGCTACAAAATATTTCAAAGGTTATTTTCCTATTGCTCACCAGGGTGGTGGCAACATGGACAAGTCTAGAGTCTTGTTATGGTTAAAAGATGTATTAGAAGCACCATCAACAAAAGTTTTTCATAACGCAATGTATGATGTTTGTTGGCTACGGGCGATGGGTTTTAAAATTAATGGTGACATAGCGTGCACAATGATTGCTGCAGCTGTAACTGACGAGAACAGATTTCGTTATGATCTCAATAGTTTATCGTGGCATTACCTTGGTTTTGGTAAAAACGAAGCAGCGCTAGCAGAAGCTGCATCTGAGTGGGGTATAGATCCCAAATCAGAAATGTACAAACTTCCTGCTATGCATGCAGGCGCATATGCAGAGAGAGATGCAGAAGCAACCTTTGGTTTATGGCAAGAGATGAAGAAAGAAATTGTTAATCAAGACTTAGAAGATATATTTGATCTTGAGTCTGATCTGTTTCATTGCCTGGTTGACATGAGATTCAAAGGTGTACGTGTAGATATAGAACGTGCACATCAAATGAAAAAAGAATTTAAAAAATCAGAACAAGAATTATTACATAAAATAAAAGGTGAAACAAATATTGATACACAGATCTGGGCTGCAAGAAGTATAGCAAATGTTTTTGATATGTTAAGATTAGAATATCCTAGAACAGAAAAAACAGAAGCACCTAGTTTTACAAAAAATTTTTTACAAGAACACAAACACCCTGTAGTAAAAATGATTGCACAGGCAAGAGAGATTAACAAAGCACATACAACTTTTATAGATTCTATTTTACGTTATGAACACAAAGGAAGAATACATGCTGAAATAAATCAGCTTAGATCACAAACCGGGGGCACGGTTACTGGTAGGTTCTCCTACCAGAATCCAAACTTACAACAAATTCCTGCACGTAACAAAGAACTTGGACCAAAGATAAGAAGTTTATTTATACCAGAAAATGACTGTAAATGGGGCTGTTTTGACTATTCACAACAAGAACCTAGACTAGTTGTGCACTATGCTTCGTTGTATAAATTACCATCAGTAAATAATGTTATAGATGCATACAACACAGATTCAAACTCAGACTTTCACCAGACTGTTGCAGACATGGCAAAGATACCTAGATCACAGGCTAAGACAATTAATCTTGGTTTGTTTTATGGTATGGGTAAAGCTAAACTACAAGCAGAGTTAGGAGTAACAAAAGAAAAGGCAGCAGATTTATTTAACACGTATCATGCACGTGTACCATTTGTAAAACAATTAATGGAGAAAGCATCCAACAGAGCTCAGGACAGAGGTCAGATACGAACACTGCTAGGTAGACTATGCAGGTTTCATCTATGGGAACCAAATCAGTTTGGTATGCATAAAGCTATGACACACGAAGATGCACTCAGGGAACATGGACCAGGGATAAAAAGAGCTTACACTTATAAGGCATTAAATAAATTAATTCAAGGTTCTGCTGCAGACATGACTAAGAAAGCTATGTTAGAACTATATAAAGAAGGTATAATACCACACATACAAATTCATGATGAATTAGATTTATCTATCGAGAGTGACGCACAGTCAAAAAAAATAATTGAAATTATGGAAGAGGCTGTTAGTCTAGAAGTCCCCAACAAAGTTGACTACGAGTTTGGAAATAACTGGGGAGATATAAATGGATAACTATGGCTTACTTAAATGCAAACATACCTGTAATAGAGTGTTACGTCAGGGGTAACTATCTTAGAGATCAAAAAGATTCACACGATAAATATTTTGAAGTAGGAGTATTTGGTTTTAGTTCTATACCAAACAGAGTACCCTTGTTTCATTTCTTAATGGAAGACGGTGGACTATGGTGGCGAGCACCTATCACTGCATTCTGTACAAAACCTGGAGTCAAAGAGCTGCCACTTGATGAAGTAGTTATGTGGGATAGTTTTAGTTACAACGTAAGTGTAACAACTTTTTATGAACTTGCAGGTGCCACCATGCAGTACACATCTAGACGTAAGGTAAAACGTAAAGGTAAATATTTATTTACAATAGATTGGTGTGCAGGAGACTTTAACGAATTAAATTTTGGTTACGCAGAAAAACCAGACCAACATAAATGCGGCCATGTACTTGAATTAGAAGATGGTAACTTTGCAATACAGCCTAATAACAGACTTAAAATGTTTGATGCATCTATGGGTGTTGACCCAAACAAAAACTTGATTAACAGGCTTGTAACAAGTAAGATATACTCCGTAGAAAATTCAGCTAAATGGATAACGGACGAACATGAAGAAGGAAGTTATGACTACCAGCTGAGAAACTTGGAGGACAAAGATGATAAGTGAAATTAAAGATAAAGTTATGGACGTATGGCACAACCACAAGGTATGTGTTATCGCTGCAGTAGCAGCTTTCGTAATAGGAGCTATAATTTTTTAATAAAGGACTTTATGCGCTATGAATTTAGTAGATCTGTTAAAGAAAAATATAGTAATGGTGCCTGTGGTGGCCTCACTTGTTGTGGGGACATTCACAGGTGTCCGATATGTAGTCAATTTAACAGACAGTATTAATCAATCCGAACAAAATATAATAAATCTACAAAGAGATTTAAAACAAGTTCAAAAAAATATCTCAGAAATAAATACAAGACTATCATCTGCCGAAGCAACATGGCAGATGGCAGAAAATTTATACAGACAATTAGCAGACCAAGTTAGAGAAAACAGTTA